GATGTGGGGGATGTTAAGACCAGGAGCGGTGTTTCTCATGGACAGACTCACGTCCGTCGTAGTCGTCAATCTCCCAATCCACGTCATCAGGGATCTCAATCACCTTGAGCCGAGCAAGGAGTCCGCTGGCTTTCTCGCCAAGCTCCTCGACAACCTGGACAAGCAGAGGGTTGGTGCGGTCTTGCTCGTAGTCGCTGATTCTGTGCTTCTGATAGAATCTGCTGTACTCGTCCTTCTGCCGCTTCGTCAGACTGTTCCAAGGCTTTTCGTGGTGGGGCCAGATCTCCTCGGGGTTGGGAACATCGTAGGCGCAGGCAAGAAATTCCTCCTTAGGGTGCTGGACCGGGGACAATCCAGCGGTGGAGTCCCGGAACCAAAAGCAAGGACGCCCCTGGAGTTCAGCGATGCGTTCGATGGCGGCAACGGAAAGTCCGAAACCTCCGTGACAGGTGTTGATGACGATTTTCATGTTGGTGTGCATGTGGGTTCTGTGATTTAGATTAGGGGTTGACGGTTGGCAAGAAGAATTTTGTTTACCAGGAAGTTTTTGGTGTTTTTCGAGGCACCAGTTCCACGTTTTCTTTCCGATAGTCCTTGGTGTCTCCATTCTTGAAGACGATTTTCTTCGTCCAAGGGAGAGGACCAAGATAAATTTGTTCGATACGGACTACGGGAGACTGTCTCGCTCTAGGCTCACGCAGGAAACCCATCAAGTGTTGGCCTCCTGGTCCTTTTCGTTTCCAAAAGAACCAACGTCTGTTCTGGAAAGCCCACGCCAACTCTGGGGTGTTGTCGAACTTGAAAATATCGGAGACGTTTTCAGGCACGATAACAAGGGTTCCTTCGTCATCGAGGCCAACTACGCTGTCGGTGCGCTTATACGGGGTTACTTCTTTCATGGGAATCAAGCAAAAGTGAAGGTCTTTCCACCAAACATGGATTCGTCGGGGGTGTCCTCGGTGATTTTGGGTGATGGTGGAGGAGCCATTTTTCCCTGGGATATGAGACTGCGGGTAAGCCTCTCCATGATAAGGTCTGACTCGGTTTTTGGAGTGGCGGAGAGAACAGGAGCCGTGGCAGCAGGGAGTTTGAAAGAGGTATCCGCAGAACTCTTCTTGTCCTTCCTTGCGTAGTCCTCCCGATCCTTTGCGTTCCGTTCTTCACGGGCCTTGCGCTGTTCCTCGGTTTCCAAGATCTTCACGCAGCGAGCAGGGGTAAACACCTCCTTGTTCGGGTCGTCAGGGAGAAGTTGCGGGGAGGCAGGGGTAAGTCCTTGTGCCAAGACCATCTGGCGGAGCTTGTCGTTGACCTTCGCCTGGGTATCCAAGAGGTGAAGCCTTGGGCGTCCTTTGTGCCTCGGGGGTTTCTTCTTGGGGTCGTGGGCGATGAGATCCCTAGTACCCTTGTCACGGAGGATGTAGAGGGCGTCCTCAACTGTGATAATAGGAGAGCCTCGGAAGCTCAAGGGATGCCCAGCTTCCAAGACTTGGCGTGCGCGGTAGATTTCTCGACGGCGTTCGTTGTAGAGAGCCTGGAAGACATGCTTCTTCTGTGGGTTGTTTCGGTAGGCTCGAACACGTTCTCGGGACTCTTTTTCGATGCGCTGGGCTTCGGTCAGTTTACTCTCCCGGTACTGGCGCATATAGAGCGTTTTAGCGGAGGGATTGGGGAGCTTTTTTCGTGGCATAGGAGTTAAAAGTAGCAAATTTTGAACGTCTGTCAACGATGATATGGGAGTTATGAACGTAAAAAAAAGTCAGAGCAAAAAATGAGATTTTTACATTCCAACAGCAAATTGAGTTTGGAAATGGGGGTTAATGGGAGTTAAAAGTAGTTGATAAATTGAAGCCGTACGCAGGAGAAAAGAGGTTGCGAGGGCTTCCAAGAACCCCGCGAAGCGTTTTCTTTCTTTAATAACAACGAATAATATTCCCACAGAATAAAAAAGAAGAATATAGGGGGGTTCCAGCCTCTCGGGGCGTTTTGGCCATCCCACGGCGGAGGGGATGTTTATTCGTTGATGACATTGTAGGTGGTTTATTTGTCATTTTTCCCCGCCTTTGGACCCCTATTTGGCCATGGAGACTCTCGGGGATACCCTTGGATGCGCGGAAGGCCTGTTTCTGTCGATTTCAGAGTGCTTCTCGTTGGTTTCAGAGAGCCCATCGTTGGTTTCAGAGAGCCTATCGTGCTTTTTGGCTTCGCGGTTGCCCTGGGTTACCCCGTGGGCGCGGCGGAGGGCGGAGGGGGCTGTCGGTCGGTGGGGTAGGTCGCAAATCGGCGTTTGACGCTAGGGGGCTGGAGGCAAGCCGGGTGGGTATGTAATGAGGGGCAGCGGTGCTGGTGCTGGTGCTGGTGCTGGTGCTGGTGCTGGTGCTGGTGCTGGCGGTGCTGCTGGTGCTGGTTGTCTCCTTTTAGGGTGTCCGAAAATTATTTTTAAATTTGTCATTGACAAGGGGCGCGGCCTGCTCATTATGGAGGTCCACAGCAAAAACCAAAACCATATGACCCGCCGCCGCAAACTAGACTCTCTGACCACGATGAACATTTACCGATTCCCCGAATGTGACGTGCCCCGCGCTAAGCGGTCGCCGTTCGACTTCTACGAGCTTACCGAGCATGAGCTTCTGAATGCTTTTCGGTCTGGCCTACCCTTTGACACGGGCCGAATGTACGCTCGCAACGGGGGACACAGTCGTCTGCTTTTTGACGGTGTTAACCTGCTTTGCATCGTCGCGCTTGAGGACCGAGGAGCTAGCGATGAGGAGATGATTTGCGGGCCAAAAAACTCCGCCTGCGCGTGGCTTGATGAGGCGTACGTGGCGTTGGCCACAGTTTACGATCGCTTGATGGAGTGCCGCGAAGATGCCGAGGAGGATCAGCCATGACCCGCCGCCGCAAACTAGACTCTCTGACCACGGGCCAGCTTTGGGCCTTGGTCGCCCGTGAACTTTTCCGCCTTTTCCTTGGCGGGGTACTCCTTGCCTCGCTGCTCCTCCTTTTGGCTCTCGCGTGAGCCACCGACAACGAACAAAAACAAATAGAACACCTAGAATATGAAGTTTGACACCTTAGCAAACATGAGTACCGCCTCCCGCCTCGAGGCTGCCGAAAAGATAGCCCGCGTTCCTCTGGCCACCCGTGCGGGCCGCTCACTCCTCCGGCATGGCATGCATCCTCGAGACTATGCGCGTGGCTACGTCTCTGCCCTCCTGGGCTATACTTGCAGCTTTTCGGGGCATTGCTCTACTGGCTCGTACCTCGTAAATATGCTGCAACGGCAGCGGAGGTACATCAAGGAGCGGCAGGATCCGCTTTTGGTCCCCCTGCGCGACAGGATCAAAAAGTACGGCCCCCTCCAGGTGCTGGAGAGGTCAAAAAAAGATCAGCCCGGGCGGCTCGTCTCATTTGAGATCGAATGCAAGCTTGAGCCGTCGCAAGCGGTCCGTAACCACGCTTGGCCCATCATGGCCGGGGGCGTCCACGCGGAGCATGACGGATTGGAAATCCCGGTTGTTTGTAGGTGGGATGACCTGCGCCCGCTTTACCGCGTCTGCGCTGCGCTGCGCTCGTTCGGGGCGCGTCTGACTAGATCTTTTGGAGGTCACGTTCACCTCGATGCTCGGGACCTCTACACTGGGGGCGCTGTTCCGGCGAGCCTTAAAAAGAGGATTAACTCGGTGGTCGTCCCCGGCGTGGAGCGCGTGTTGCGCTGGTGCGTCCCGGCGTCTCGCGTCGGCAATAGCTATTGCCAGTTGATCGGCGCGGATTGGCACATGTCCGACAGGTACCGGGCGGTCAACGTGTGCAGCCTGGGCGAGCATCGCACACTTGAAATCCGCCTGGGCGCGGCGTCCCTCAACCCGGACAAGTGGAGGCTTTGGGCAATGGCCTGCCTGTATTTCCTCCGTGCTCCGATTGATAAGGGCGCGGTCGCGGCTCTCGCGGAAATCGGCACGGCCACAGAGGCGGCGGACTGGATCATGGCTTCGACGATGGAGCCCTCCCTTAAATGGTGGTTGCTCGGTCGCCTCCGCAAGTTCCACCCTTCCGCCTTGCCTGACATGGCCCCCTTGCCTGACGCATCGGGCGCAGACGTTTAATCTCCTATCAATCAACCTTCTAAATCTAAATCATTATGTGTAAAATCTTTGGCCTTACCAATACTAGCAAACTGTCCGAGTCCGCGCTTTGCGCTCTCATTACCCGCGCTCACGCTCAACTCACCTCAACGCAGCGGGACGGCTGGGGGTATGCGCTCGGCTCGTTCTCGGAGCGCTGGGACAGTCCGGCACAGTGGCCAGGTCCGAATGAGTGGCCAGCCATCCGCGAGTCGCTCGGGGGCGTCCAGGTGTCTGCTGATTGCATCGTTGCGGGGGCCTGGTCCGGCCCTGGGCCTGCGCTCATTGCTCACGCTCGGACGGCAACGTGCGCCCGTGGTGCCGTTAATGCTCACCCTCACGCTTTTGAGGATTGGACGCTCGTGCATAATGGGGTTGTCGAGTCGTCTGGTAAAGCTCGGCGGTCTTGTGACTCCATGCATATCGTCGAGAGCCTTGCCAAAAGCGGCGGGCCTGACAAGCTCCACTCGGAGCTTTCCGGGTACCTTGCAATCCTCGGTACTGATCCTGAGGGGCGGTTTTTCGCTCTCCGTGACTCGCGTGCTCCGCTCTACGTCGCAAGGGTGCCATCGCTCGATGCTTGGGCTTTTGCCAGCACGCCTGAGCTTCTGCGGGGCATTGTCCAGGAGTCTACGCCGCGTCCGTATGAGGTCGCCCCCTATGTTTGGCACAGCCTCACTGAGTCTGGGCAGTGGGAGACACGCGAGGTCGAACCGTGGGCTGCGTATGCTGCGCTTAGTAGCAAGGCAAGTACGGCGTTTGGGGATGAGGTGGGCGAGCCGTGGACAAGCAAGGGGGCAAAGCAGCCGAAGTCCGGCGCGGATCGCTGGGGCAGCTGGAGGCGCGATAAAAAGGGGAGGTGGACAAACGAGCCGCCTGCGCCGTCGGAGCTTAAAGGTAGCACGTCTAAATTTCCAGACTGGCCGGACAAATAAACCCATATGTACGCTCTCAAATTTAGCGGTCATTTATTAAGTGCGGATCGGTTTTCCACCCTGGGGGCGGCTCGCGCTGCCCTCCGGGAGGTGATCCAGGAGGAGGCGCGCAGGTGCCGCGCTCGTCTGGGGTCTGCGGTGGTCGTGCGTTGCACGCCATGTATGTACTCCATCCACGCCACCCGCTCCCGGCATTCTCCCTTGTGGATGATTGGGAGCGTGGTCGAACTCTAGCCTCCCTCGGTCCATCGGCCCCGGCCTTGCTTTTTGCTCGGTCGGGGCTTTTTTATGCGCTCATAATCACATGATAACAGCTAGACGCATTGAAACCGAGACGTGGCAGGCAATCCGCGATGCCTACCTTTTAGGTGCAAGCCTGCGGGATGCTGCGGAGCGTTATGGTCTCAATTATGAAACAGTTAAACGCCGCGCCACTCGGGAAAAATGGCCTAAGCCCAGGGAGGTCGTGCCGATAGCAAACGCCCCCACTCTCCCCCCGCCCACGGTCGTTGCAGGCGAATCTTTGGCTCGTCGGGGCGAACTCCACCGCGAACGAGTCGCGGCCCTCGTCGAGCAAGCTCTTGCCGCCGCCCTACCTCCAGCCTTGGAAAGCTGGTCGGACATCGCCACCGCTGTTAAGCTCGGCAATCAGGCGTTCGGCCTAGATTCCGCCGCTTCCGTAGTCTCCATAAACTTCCCTGCTACATCATCAAACGAGTCCCCTGGGTTCATCGATCTTTCCACCAATTTCCCGCCAGCCACGACAATGGACCCTCCCCCCATAGGGGGAACCCCCCTCCACTTGCCGGAGGTTCCCGCGCCATGAGCCGCCGACACGCCACGGGTGCCCCCGCCCTTTCCCCTTCCCGCCGGGGTTACTACGCTCAGTCCAGAAAAAATTTTCTCAGAAATGAGAATAGTTGACTGTTAAATAAAGACGTATTTACATCGTAAAACATGACCGAAGAGCAGATCGCCCGCTATGTGACCCAAGGCTACCGTATGAAGTACGGCAAGCTCTGGGCACCCCAGAACGGGAAACCGCCAACTGATCTGCTCATCGAGTTCCAGGCATTCCGTCACCGGATCAAGGGACCCGAGTGCCCGGGAGCACATGTCCACTTCAAAAACATCGTCAATGCCATCTGGAATCACCCCAAGTCAACAAAGAAAGTTGACTGGAATCCCTGGGCCGAGCGAATGGTTGAACACCTATGTGAACATAAATACTTGGCCATCGCAGGCTGCGCGTCCTCGGGCAAGACCCGAATTGGTGGTGCGCTTTGGGGGATCGTGAACTTCATGGCCGCGCCGACAGAGACGAAGGTGCTACTGACCTCAACCTCGCTCAAGGATTCCCGTCAGCGGGTTTGGGGCGAAGTCGAAGAGTATTGGATGGCAGCAGCCCAGCTTCTTGGAGGGGAGGCCAACATGCCAGGAGAACTTGCCTCTTCCGCAGGCATGATCCGCTACAAATCGGGGGACATGCGCTCCGACAGGCAGGGACTGACCCTCATTGCAGGGGAAAAGTCGAAGGCCAAGGAGTCCATTGGCAAGGTCATCGGGTTCAAAGGCACACGGGTCATCCTGATCGCAGACGAGTTGCCCGAGCTATCCGAGGCTCTGATCAACGCCGCCGAGTCCAACTTGGCAGCGAACCCCGAGTTTCAGATGATCGGAATCGGGAACCCGAACAGCTACTTCGACCCCTTCGGCGTGTTCTGTGAGCCAGAGACAGGTTGGAACTCCATCACCGAGTTGGACTACGAGTGGAAGACCAAGAAGGGATTCTGCATCCGGTTTGACGCGGAGAAGTCTCCGAACATCCAGGCAGGCAAGACCATCTACCCCTACATGATGACGCAGGAGAAGCTGGATGACTTCCAAAAACGTCTTGGAGTCAAGACACTTCGTTACTACCGAATGGTCAAGGGATTCTGGTGTCCGACAGGCAGCGAGGAATCCATCTTCTCGGAAGCCGACATCCTGAGCTACGAGGCAAACAGCCCCGCCATTTGGCGCGAACCTCCTACTCTCGTCGCAGGCTTCGACCCCTCCTTCACCAACGGCGGAGACCGCTCTGTTCTCTACTTTGGCAAAGTCGGCTACAACCTGGACGGGCTGAAGACTTTGGAATGGACGGACTTCGAGGAGCTTCAGGAGGACGCGACCAACAAGACATCCTCCCGAACTGAGCAGATCGTTGATCTCCTGGTTCGCGCCTGCCAGAAGCGGGGAGTCCAGCTCAAACACCTTGGAATCGACGGAACTGGTGCGGGTAAGCCCTTCTGTGACATGGTTCGCGCTCGCTGGGGAGGGGACTTCCTGGAAGTTAACTTCTCGGGGAGTGCCTCGGACATGCCCGCGAGTGGAACCGACAGCCGCCCATCCAAGGAGGTCTATGTCAACAAAGTCTCTGAGATTTGGTTCGTCGGACGCGAATACATGCAGTCCGGGCAGATCAAGGGCATCTCGCCACCCTTGGCACGCGAACTCTGCGCCAGATCCTACGTCACCAAGCAGAAAGGCAAGGTGCAGGTCGAGTCCAAGTTGGAGATGAAGAAGCGCACAGGCAAAAGCCCGGACCTCGCGGATTCTGCGTTGATCTGCCTTTTTTTGGCTCGCCAGCGTCTGAACATGTCCAGCAAGGCACGAGCTGCCTCCGACCCTGAGAACGGAACCTTTGGCATCAACCGCAAGGCCAAGAACATGGCAATTAAATTCGGACGAATGTTCGCCAACCGTTGACATCCTTGGAATCCCAGCTACTCCATCCCCCGACATTCATACCATGAACATCGCCATCGCCGCACCATCGGCCACATTCCCAAAACTGGCAAAGCTGGCTCAACTGCTGAAGAAGTGGTCGCCTCTTGGCAGCAAGCACAGCTACAAAATCTACTGCACGAAGCTGCGCAAGGAGGACATCCAGCGCATGTTCGACGGCTTGGACATCCAGCTGGACGACAGCCTGCCTGGGGTCAATCGTCACCAGCCGATGCTGGACAACGAGGTGTTCCAGCACATCGCCTCGAAGGAGACGACAGCACCTTGGTTCCTGCTGACCCACAACACGGTTCCTCTTTCTCCTGATTGGGCGGACAAGCTGGCCTCGGAACTGCTTCAGAGCGGCAAGACCCTCCTTGGATGCGCGGCCTACACCCCGAGGATGTACAAGGACAACAACGGCGTGACCCGAGCTGCCGATGGAGATCCGTATCTCTTGGAATCCGCAGTCTATCCACCCAACCTGCTCAAGTCCATCCGCACTCGTCTGCTCAACGCCACGACGCATCATGAGTCTCTCAAGGCCCGTGAAACGTTCCACATGGCACATTTGTCGGGTCTGATTGCCAACGCGGAGTACAATCCGAACTTCCGTCTTGGTCATGCGGGTTCAGCGGTGGTCGCCACCCGTTTGATCAACGAGGCGGTCATTGACGAGATGCTTGGATACGCTGTGCCTCCCCCGGCCACCGAGCGGGTTGTCGTGGAGGCTCCGACATACCAGCCGTTTGTTCCAAAAGAGCCGACCATCTCCATCATGACAAGGAAGGAGGCTCTGCTCAAAGCCCAGATGGAAAAGGATGCGGAGACCATCCAGACCCCGGACGAGCCCCCGGCGGAGGACGCCTCTCCCTCGACAATCCCGGTGGAAGAGGTTACTCTTCCCGTCAAGCGCAAGCCAGGAAGGCCGCCCGCTAACCGCTGACCATGCTCGACACCATCACCGACACCCTGCCTCTTGGCACCGCACCCCTGGTTCCCACCGCCGAGGATGGGAAGCTGCTGACGAAAGCCCGGATCAAGGACGCCCAGCAGGCGAGGAACGTTTACAAGATCCTGAGGAAGGCGGATGAGTTCTCGGCCAGGGAGCGTGCAAGAATCCAGGCGATGATCGACGGGGAGCCTCCCTACGACCCCTCGGAGCTGGTGCAGAATGGTCTTGGTGAGATGTGCAACGTCAACTGGGGGCAGGCGGAGCTGATGCTTCACCGGGCAACCTCGCCTTACCTGGACCTGATCGAGTCGGTGGACACGCTGATCACCACGCCGACACGGTACGGGGACCCGCAGATGCGTGCGGACTGGGAGAACGTCATGGCGGAGGAGTTCACCAGGATGCTTCGTACATGGCCGGAGTTCTTCCCGCGCTACCTCTACTTGGTTCAGCAGTATCTGGCCCACGGGGTCGTTGTCGCCTATTTCGATGACGAGATGGACTGGCGGTTTCAGATCAGCCCCCTGGGCGACTTCCTGGTTCCCCGGCAGACCCGTGCCTCCGAGGAGGAGATCGAGGTCGCCTGCTTTGCCAGAAGCTGCCCTCCCCATGAGCTGTACCACAAGATTGCCGACGAGCAGCTGGCGGAGGAAGTCGGCTGGAACGTCAAGGCGGTGAAGCAGGCTTTGATAAACGCACATCAGGCCAATCCTCGGGATGGAGCCGCGATGGAGAACTGGGAGAAGGTGGAGCGTCTCTACAAGAACGGGGACGTTGGATATTCCAACGGCGCGATGGCGACGGAGGTGAAGCTGGTCCACATGCTCATCAAGGAGCTGGACGGCTCCGTGTCCCAATACGTCTTCACCGAGGACGTTGAACTCGACCAGAAAAACTTCCTCTTCCAGCGCAGAAAGGTGTACGCCGACTGTTCCCAGGCATACGCGCTCTTCATGTACGGGGTCGGCTCCAACGGCTACCTCCACTCCATCCGTGGTCTCGGCTCAAAGATCTTCTCCTCCGTCCAGGGGCTGAACCGTCTGCGCTGCCGCATGTACGACGGAGTGCTGATGAGCAGCATGATCATGATCCAGCCGCAGAGCGAGGAGGCTTTGGAAGACCTGAGCACCCTGCACATCGGCCCGTTCTCGGTGTTTCCCCAGGGGGTGAATCTGGTGACTCCTCCGCAGACCAATCTGACCAACCAGCTCATCCCAGGGTTGCAGGATCTGGACGGGCTTCTCCAGCAGCACGCCGGGCAGTACACGACGGAGGCGGCTCTCAACTCGCAGAAGGAGCGCTCCAAGTTTGAGGTTCAGGCCCAGCTGGAAAGCCTGTCCAACATCAACATCGCGGCCCTGAACCTGTTCTACAACCCCTGGGAAAGGCTGCTCAAGGAGATGCTCCGCAGGACGATCCGCCAGGACTACTATCCCGAAGATCCGGGCGGTTTGGCGGTGAACGACTTCAAGGCGCGTTGTGTCGAGCGAGGGGTTCCGGTGGAGGCGATTGTCGCCATCGACATCAAGAAGTCCAAGGTGGTTCGAGCCATTGGAAACGGATCAAGCGCGGCCAGGACGGCGCTCTTCGGCCAGATCTTCCAGCTCTCCCAGAACTTTGACCCCCAGGGCCGTCGTCAGGTGGTTCGTGACATGGTGCGGACGCTTGCTGGCGTTGAGGCTGCGGATCGTTACATCCCGGCTGAAGAAGGCCAGCGCATCCCGACAGAAGCCAAGATCGCCCTGCTTGAGAACAACCAGATCCTCAACGGCGAGCAGGTTCCCGTTCTTCCGAGCGAGCTTCACGTCATCCAGCTGCCAGTTCACATCGGCAAGCTCCAGGAAATCGCGCAGGCTGCGGATCAGGGTCAGATAGACCTGGCCCAGGCCGCGCAGGTTCTCGTTGGACTCTACCAGCACGCGACGGCGCATCTTGAGTTCATCATGGGCGACCCTGCGGCCCCGCAGTTCAAGCAGGAACTCCAGAGAATCAGTGAGATCGTAAACAACGCTGTCAAGGCTTCGGAGAAGATTGCCAGGGAACAGCAGGCTCAACCCCAGGAACAGCCAGCCCAGGGAGGTGAACTCAACCTCTCCCTGGAGCAGAAAGTGGCTGAAGCCACGGCAAAACTGCGTTTCGCGGAAGAGAAACATGCCCAGGAAATGCGTCTGAAAGAGGAGCAAACTCGTCAGGCCATGGCCCTTGCAGACGCGGAAGCTGCTGCTAGGATCGCCAGAAGTTCAAGGATTTGACACATGACAGAACACATATTCGTCCTCAAGGTAAACACGGAGACCAAGACGGTCAGCATCTACCAGCCATCGGTTGTCACCGAGGGGAAGGGCAGGGCTGTCGCCTTGGATTACAGGCAGTCCAAGCTCAAGAGGGCTCTGGCGCATTTGCTCAAACTTGTTGTTGAGGAGGTGAAGGAATGACCACCGAAGACTGGTACCGTTCACCCACCGCGATGACGGAGCTTGCCGCGCTTTTGAAGGAAGGTGCGCTCAAGGACGCCATTGAGGTGCTGAAGGAGGAGTCCCGCGCAACCTCCTTCAACACCAATGATCTCGCCACCATCTCCCTCCGGCACGCCAGCATGGCGGGGTACAACAAGGCCATCAATGACCTGATCGCCCTGGCAACGCCGACGAAGAAGATTTCCAGAAACACTCCCCTGGAATGGGAGCACATCAAACCCCGACAGTAACCCTACCACGCCATGAACGACAACGAAGCAAGCCAGGAGATGATCGAAAGCGGGGAAGCCTCCGCCGCCGTTGGAACCAACCCGGAGAACGCCTCCCCTCCGCCCGAGGATCTGGATTCCTCCAGCTTTCTTGAGGGTCTTTTCAAGACCTCCGAGGACCCGGACGCAACCCCTGAGGAACCCGCCAAGGAAGAGGAGCAATCCGC